GTAAAACTATATGGAAAACTGGCAGAATTTGTCGGACATAAAGAGTTTGAGGTAAAGGTTAGTAGTGTTGCACAAGCCGTAAGTTTTTTAATACATAACTTTCCAGAGTTGGAAACGTACATGAGTCCAAAGTATTATCAGGTAAAAGTAGGTGATTATGATATTGATAAAGATGAAATTGGTTATCCTATTGGACAAGAAGATATACATTTTATACCAGCTATAAGTGGTGCTGGTAGTGGCGGTAGAAAACTTTTAATGGGAGCATTAATTATAGGATTAGCAGTCGCTACAGGAGGAACATCACTTTCCCTTACTTTTGGAGGATTTACTGGAGGTTTAGGTTTTAGTGCAGCACTTGGTAATCTTGGTTTAGGTTTATTGTTCATGGGAGTTAATGAATTACTTTTTCCGTTACCAAAACCGCAAGAGTTTAAATCTGAGCAAGATCCTCAGTTATCATTTAATTTTGGAGGAGTTCAAAACACATCAAGGGCTGGAACTCCGATTCCAATAGTTTACGGTGAAATATTTACAGGAAGTGTTGTAATAAGTGCAGCGATTGACACTAATCAGGTAGAAGCATGACTGACGAAAAGAAAATTATTAGGGGTTCTGGAGGTCCACCACCTACCCCACCTCCTCCTTACCGTGCACCTGATACTTTACATAGCAGACAGTTTGCTACTGTTCAAGACTTAATATCTGAAGGTGAAATAGAAGGTTTTGCTTCAGCATCTAAAGAGGGCTTAACCAAGGGTACAACTGCTTATGATAATGCAAGTTTAAAGGATGTCTTTCTTGACGATACTCCGATATTAAACTCAAACGCTTCCAGTTCAAGTCCTGCTGACAGTGATTTTAATTTTAAAGATGTGACGTTTAAATCTAAGTTTGGAACGTCAAATCAAACTGCAATGAGTGGTATTCCTGCTGAAAGTAGATCTCCCACTGGTGTTGCTGTCACTGTTACTACTTCTGCTCCTGTAACTAGGCAAATTACTAATACAGATGTTGATGCCGTAATTGTTAATTTAACTTGGCCTCAGATACAAGTAGCGGAAGATGATGGAGATCTTGTAGGGGATACAGTGTCTTATAAAATTCAAGTTCAATATAATTCTGGAGGATTTACCGATGTAATATCAACTTCTGTTAGTGGTAGAACTGGTGATGCGTATTCAAGAGATCATAGAATTGAAATTACAGGTGATTTTCCTGTTGATATACGAGTAGTTCGTGTTACAGCAGATAGCACAGAAGATAATAGAGTAAATTCTTTTCAGTTTACAAGTATTCAAGAAGTTATAGATAATAGTTCGACTTACCCAAATAGTGCTTATGTGGCTTTAAGGCTTGATAGTAAACAATTTAATCGTGTTCCTACTCGAAAATATCGAATAAGGGGTATAAAGGTACGAATACCAGGAGCGGGTGCTTCCAGTTCTGGTACTCCTACTATTGATAATGCAACAGGCAGAATAATTTATCCAAGTGGTTATATTTTTAATGGTGTTATGGGTGCTGCTGTTTATACAAACTGCCCTGCGATGTGTTTACTTGATTTACTTACTAATACTCGTTATGGGTTAGGTAATCATATTACAGACAGTAATTTAGATTTATTTAGTTTTGTAGCAGCAAGTAAATTTGCTAACGAAGAAGTTGATGATGGAACAGGATCAGGAGCAAAAGAAGCCAGATTTAGTTGCAATGTAAATATTCAAAGTCCTAAAGAAGCATTTGCAGCAATAAATGATTTATCAGGAGTTATGAGATGTATGCCTATATGGTCGGCTGGAGGTATAAATTTATCACAAGATAAACCTACAACAGCCAGTTATCTATTTAATTTGGCAAATGTAGGAGAAGGCGGTTTCAGTTATTCAGGAAGTAGTTTAAAAACTAGAAATAGTGTTATATCTGTTAGTTATTTCAATATGGACTCTAAAGAAGTTGATTTTGAAGTAGTAGAAGACGCAACCGCAATATCTAAATTTGGAACGATAGTAAAACAAATTAAAGCATTTGCCTGTACATCCCGTAATCAAGCTGCAAGATTAGGTCGTGCAGTACTTTTCGCTGAACAAAATGAATCTGAAACTATTACTTTTACCACTTCAATAGATTCTGGTGTCGTTGTAAGACCTGGATCTGTGATTGAGGTAAACGATCCAGTAAGAGCAGGAGCTAGAAGAGGTGGTCGTGTTGTATCTGCGACAACAACTGCAATCACTATAGATTCAGAGTCAGAAACTAGCTTACCAGCACTCAGCGATAGTCCTACAATTAGCGTTATATTGTCTGATGGCACTGTTGAATCAAAGAGCATATCTAATATTACAGGTGCAGTTATAACTGTTAGTTCTGCATTTTCTTCTGCACCGAACACTAATGCACCATACGTTATTTCAAGCACAACACTTCAAACACAATTATTCAGAGTGATTCAAGTTGAGGAACAGGACGATGTAAATTATGTAATCACAGCACTTACTTATGTAGAGGGTAAATACGATTTTATAGAAAACAATACATCTCTACCTACACGAAATATTTCTTTATTAAATGTAGTAGCACCTTCCCCAAGCAATCTTACAGTTGAAGAAAAGACAGTAGCTATAAATAGTATTGCAAGGAGTAAGTTAATCATAGATTGGAAACCAGTTGAAGGTGTTACTCAATATTTAGTAAATTACAAGTTTGAAAATAATAATTATATTTCAGAAATTGTTTTTAGTAGTGATTTTGAACTTTTGGATACTAAAAAAGGAACATATACTATTGAGGTATTTTCATATAATGCGTCTTTAAAATTATCAACAAATCCAACAACTACAACTTTTGTTGCTCAAGGTAAAACAGGTTTGCCTGATGACGTTACTGATTTAACTATAGAACCAATAAATGAACAATTTGTAAGACTAAGATTTAAGCAAACAACTTCTTTAGATGTTCTTCACGGAGGTCGGGTTTATGTACGGCACACAAATCAAACGGGAGGATCAGCTACTTTTCAATCAGCACAAGATGTTATAGAAGCAGCAGCAGGAAATGTAACAGAAGTTATAGCACCCGCTTTAGCAGGAACTTACCTTCTCAAATTTCAAGATGATGGAGGTAGATTTAGTGCTAGTGCAGCTAGTGTGGCTTTATCTTTAGTTGATATTTTAGATTCTATTACAGTAAAAACAGACCGAGAAGATACAGATGGAACACCATTTAACGGAACAAAAACAAATGTAGTCTACGATTCATCTCGTGGTGGACTTAAGCTAATAGATCCTACTGCAAATGCTAGTGGTACTTATGATTTTGTAGATACTCTTGATCTTGGAGGTACATTCTCACTTGTTTTAAAGAGACATTTTCAAGGAGTAGGTTTTTATGTTGGAGATGAGTTTGACAACAGAACAGATAATATAGATACTTGGACAGATTTTGATGGAACGGTTGCTAATGATGCCAATGCAAAAATAGCAGTCCGAACCACAACAGATAATCCAAGTGGATCACCTACGTACACATCTTTCAATGATTTTAGTAATGGTGTGTTTAAGGGTAGAGGTTTTCAATTCAGAATAACCTTAGAAACAAATGATATCGCACAGAATATGAACTTACAACAAGCGGGTTACACAGCTACTATGCCTTCTAGGACTGAACAGTCATCTGTCATAGCATCTGGAGCAGGAGCAAAAGCAGTAACATTTACAGCACCATTTTTTGTTGGAACGTCTGCACTTGGTAATCTTAATAGTTTCTTACCCTCTGTTAATATTTCTCCTCAAAATATGGCTACAGGTGATTTCTTTGAACTTTCAAGTATATCTGGAACTGGCTTTACAGTGCATTTTAAAAATTCAAGTAATGCTAGTATTGATAGGAACTTTACCTACAGTGCTGTTGGTTTCGGCAAAGGAGGTTAACATGGAGGAAAATAGTTATTAACTATGGCTGACGTAACAAATTATACAATCGAAAATGCCTCTGGAGCAAATGTAAGGACTGACCTTAACAATGTTTTTGCTGCGATCCAATCAAGTAATTCAAAATCATCAGACTTATCTTCAAGTCAATGCGTAGCTGGTATGCCTTTTCTTAATACCACTACAAATATTTTAAAAATAAGAAATTCAAGTAATGGTGGTTTTACAGAAATAGGAAATATAGATCAAGCTAATTTAGGTTTATTATCTAAGGCTGGAGGCACAATGACAGGCCCGTTATTAATAGACGATTCTAGTAGTGCTTCATCACCAGCTTTATCTTTTGACACGGATACAGATTTAGGCTTATTTAGAAAATCCGCAAACATTATGGGTTTTAGTTCTTCTGGAACTGAACAAATGACTTTTGATGCAAACGGTATAACTTTAAATACTCAAAATGAAATTAGATTTGGCGATGCTGACAGTAGTAATTATGTAGGTATAAAAGCACCTTCAACTGTTGCTTCAAATCGAACAATAACTTTACCTGACGAAACAGGAACTTTAATAACTACTGCATCTATAGGAACTGCGATAGGTGGAACTAATCTGACAGGATTAAATACACTTTTACCAGCTTCAAACAATGCTTTTGATTTAGGCTCTAGCAGTCTTAGATGGGCCAATTTATTTGTAAACGACTTTAATTTATCTAACGAAGGACATAAAAATGACGTTGACGGAACCTGGGGAAGTTATACTATACAAGAAGGAGCAGAGGATCTCTTCTTGATTAATCAACGCAATGGCAAAAAATACAAGTTTGTTCTACAGGAGGTTTTTTAATGCCTATTGAATACGCAGATGGTTCTAATTCTGAATCAGGAAGAGTAGTTCAAGTTGTAACTGGTGAAAGAACATCTGTTTTCTCCAGTTCAGATACAAATTTTGTGGATATTGGACTTTCAGCAACTATTACACCTAAACAATCATCAAGTAAAATTTTAATTTTTTTAACAATATATTTTGGTTCTAATGATAACAATTCTCAAAGACTGTTAAGAGGAAGCACAGTTATTCAAGGCGGTGATGCTTCAGGATCAAGATCAGTAGGTTTTGGAGGAGGTTTTAACTGCGGTAATGATGCTGATCAAGGTTGTGCTTCAGGTGTCTTTGAAGATTCACCAAACACTACAAGTGCTACTACTTATAAAGTTCAGACTCTAACTGGAGGTGGAAGCAGTGGCACAGTTTTCTATGGTAGAGATAAGGGAAATGGAAATAATAGTCAACATACAAGAAATAGACAAAAAATTGTCCTTATGGAGGTTACTCAGTAATGCCAAACTATGATCATGAAGCCATACGAAAGGCTTATCCCACAACAGTAGTTATTATTGATGATGATAAAGACCCAGGAATATTCGATTCCAATGGTGATGTTGTAGTTATAGATCAGTCTTTAGTCGATGCTGCAAGAGTTGAATTAAATAAACTTTCTTATCAATATGAAAGGAGTCAAGCATATCCATCAATAAAAGAGCAGATGGATATGCAGTATTGGGATAGTGTTAATGGAACAACAACATGGAAAGACGCAATAGCTAAAGTAAAAGCTGATCATCCAAAACCAAGTTAGATGGCAATTATTCCAGGTAAAAAAAATTTTACTGTTGATAGAAGAGCAGACTTTCCGATTAGATTGACATTTAAAGATTCTACAGGGTCAGCTATAGATTTAACTGGATATACTGTGGCTGCACAAGTTTATGATGAGTCACGTTCCACAAAATATGCAGATTGGACAGTTGCTTATACTAATAGATCAGGAGGTATAGTTGATATTTCATTGTCAGATACCGATACCGCAACTTTTACTCCAAGTATCTTATTTTATGACGTATTATTAACAGAACCAGGTGGTAACAAAAACTATTATTTAGAAGGTAAACTATTTATAAGTGAGGGATACACAGCATGAGTAGTCCAAATTCTGTAACTGTTTCACAAGTCTCAGATGTAACAACAGTTGAGTTAACTACACAAGGTCCGCAAGGTCCAGCTTTTGCTACAAGTGGAACTACCTTAGATGACTCTAATAAAGTAGATGGAGCGATAGTGTTTTTCGACTCATCTAGTGGTACATTTAAAGCAGATTCAACTACTACTAAACTAACACTCGTAGACGGAGGTAATTTCTGATGGCTAATACAATTAGAATTAAAAGATCCACTGGATCGTCTAACCCAACTTCACTAGAAAATGCTGAAATAGCTTTTAGAGAAGGTGACGAAGTATTAGTTATTGGTAAAGGAACTGGAGGATCAGCAGGTTCAGCCACATCTATTGAACCCATAGGTGGTAAAGGAGCATTTTTTGATAAGGCAACAACTAGAAACGCAAATATTGTTTTAGCTGGTCCGACTACTGGAAGTGCTGCTGCACCTACATTTAGAGCGTTAGTAAGTGATGATATTCCTTCTATAGCACATACAAAAATATCTGATTTTGATACTGGAGTGCGTACCAATACATTGGCAGAGATGGCTGCTCCTGCTGCTGCTGTATCTTTAAATTCACAGAAAATAACAAATTTAGCAGATCCAACTGCTGATGCTGATGCTGCTAACAAAGGTTATGTGGATGGAGTCGCTCAGGGATTAGATGTTAAAGATTCTGTGGTTGCCACAACTACTGCGAATGGAACATTATCCTCTGCTTTTGCTAATGGATCAACGATTGATGGAGTTTCTTTGTCAACTAATGACAGAATACTTATCAAAGACCAAAGCACTCAGACAGAGAACGGTATCTATACAGTCAATGCTTCTGGTGCTCCAACCAGGGCAGATGATTTAGCTACGGGTGCTGATGCTGCTGGTGCGTTTGTTTTTGTAGAAAAAGGAACTGTAAACGCTGAAAATGGTTTTGTTTGTACTTCTGATAAGGGATCTGCTGTTGTTGGAACAAATAACTTAACATTTGCACAATTTTCTGGTGCTGGTCAGATTACAGCAGGGAATGGATTAGAAAAATCTGGTAATACTTTATCTGCTGACCTAAAATCAAATGGTGGACTTGTTATTGAATCTTCTGAAATTGCTGTTGATCTTGCTGCTAGTTCTATAACAGGCACTTTAGCAATTTCTGACGGTGGAACGGGTGCTACAAGTGCAAGTGCAGCTAGAACTGCTTTAGGATTGGCAATCGGAACAAATGTTCAAGCCTTTGATGCACAGCTTAGTGATATAGCTGGTCTAACTCCAACAGACAGTAATTTTATCGTTGGTGATGGATCGAATTTTGTTCTTGAATCAGGAGCTACAGCTAGAGCTTCTTTAGGTGCACAAGCATCGGCAACAGACTTAACAAACTTATCTTCTTGTCAATCAGGTGGTTCTGCTGCTTTAGCTGCTCTTACCTCAACAGAAATAGGTATTCTTGATGGAGCGACTGTAACAACTGCTGAATTAAATATTTTAGACGGAGTAACATCAACCACTGCTGAATTGAATATCCTTGATGGGGTTACAAGCACAACCGCAGAGTTAAATATTTTAGATGGGGTCACAGCTACAACTGCTGAAATAAACTTAATTGACGGTGGAACGTCAGCTACGTCAACCACTTTAGCAGCAGCAGATAGATTTATTTGTAATGATGATGGAACAATGAAACAGGTTGCTTTGTCTGACCTGGTTACATTTTTAGAAGATGAAAGTGCGTCTAGTTTTAACATAGACGGTGGTTCATACTAGAGCTAGGAGGTAAAAGCTCATGGCTAACGAAATTAAACTAAAAAGAGGTTCTGGTAGCGATCCAACAGCAAGTGATTTGGTTGTTGGTGAAATTGCAATTAGAACAGATACAGGTAAATTATTTACAAAAAAAGATGATAATTCTGTAGCTGAAATTTCTGGTGGTGGTATAGAAGATGGAGATAAAGGAGATATTACTGTTTCAAGCAGTGGAGCAACTTTTACTATTGATAATGATGCTGTTACTTATGCAAAAATTCAAAATGTAAGTGCAACAAACAGAATTTTAGGTAGAGATAGTTCTGGCGCAGGGGTAATAGAAGAAATTACTCCAGCTAATCTTCGCACCATGTTGAACGTAGAAGATGGAGCTACAGCCGATCAATCTGCGAGTGAAATATTAACTCTTATAAAAACAGTAGATGGATCGGGGTCAGGGCTAGACGCTGATACTTTAGACGGAATATCGTCAGCGAGTTTTTTAAGATCAGATCAGGAAGATTCTTCGTCAGCACCTTTAAATATTAATGGTGGTACAGCAGATGCAAGTAATGACGCTACTTTATTTGTCACAGCTACTAACAATAATGACTGGGGTTTATTAGTAGATAAATTCAATGGCTCTGCAACAGAATATGGGATAAGAGTTGATGTTGGTTCAAGTGCTAATCTTGCTTTTCAAATTAGGGGTAATGATAGTGAGGTATTTCGTATAAATGGTAGTGGACAGGTAATTCTTTCTGGAACAGTTGACGGTCGTGACGTAGCTGCTGATGGTACAAAACTTGACGGTATTGCTAGTGGTGCTACTAATGTTACTAACAATAATCAGCTTACAAACGGTGCTGGTTACATTGATGGTTCAGCTTTAAATGCAAGTAACTTATCATCTGGAACAATACCTGATGCACGTTTTCCAGCAACATTACCAGCCATAAGTGGTGCAAACTTAACAAATTTACCATCCTCAAGTGATAATACAAAAATGCCTCTTTCAGGTGGTGAATTTACAGGAGATATTACTACTCATGACGTAATTCCAGATGGTAATAATACAAGAGATTTAGGCTCAAGTTCAAATAGATTTGCTAATTTATTTGTGAACGATATGCACTTTGCTAACTCTCCAGAAAATGTTAATAAAGTAGATGGTACTTGGGGTGACTGGACATTACAAGAAGGAGAAGATTCGGTATTTATGTTGAATAATAGAAATGGTAAAAAATATAAAATGAATCTCACTGAAATTGTATAAATTTTTGAAATTGATACAATAAAAAGAAAAACTATGCAAGCTATTACAGAAAAACAAATTCTTGAATGGAAAGAAGAATTAGCAAGACAAACTAAAACAAAAGATCACGCAAAAAAAGTTTTTGATGAATGTATCAATAATATTAACGCTTTGCAGGGCGGTATTCAGTTTGGGGAGATATTGCTGAAAAAGAACGAGTCAACAAACCAGCCATCAGGTATAGTGGAGCTAAACCAACAATCAAGAAAAGCACCATCAAAGAAATAGGTGCTAAAGCCTTTATTAATGCTTCTTTAATCATGTTTCAAAAAATTGCTAACGTTTTAAGTATTATTTCTTTCCTCATGGTAGCTTCCATGAGCGGTGGAGCGTACCTCGGCTATAGATATGTAACATCCGAGCAGTTTAAGGCAAAGATTATGAATCAGGTGATGGGCAACGTAAAAAGTATGATGCCAAATGTATTAGAAAAAGGCTTACCAAAAACGACTGGACCATCTATGGCTATTCCTAAAAAACTAGGATTATAATTGGAAATACCAGAGATTAATATTCCAAACATAGAAATACCAGAAGTTTACGTTCCACAAGTATCTTTACCAGGATATAAACCCTTAAATGTAGAGACTATAGGTTGTAAATATTTTCATAGAGATACAAAAAATACAGGTAATAGGAACTTATTAATAGACGATCCAAACGGAGTTGTAAGTAACTGTCCATATCCATCTTTTATACCAATGAACTATCAACCAGATCAACTGATTATTGTTGAGGAAGCTGCTGTTGTAAATGAGGAACCAGCAAAATTACCCGAAGGCAAACCACCTCAAGCTGAAATACCAAAAGATGAAAAGAAGGAGGATGTATTTGTAGAGTGTCCTGGTAAAAAAGATCAAAGAGTAGGAGATTTTCGTAACGAAAAGAAGCTGGAACGTGT